TTATCTCATAAAGATGGCAATAAAGTAGTTTTTACTTCAGACAAAACTTATAGAACGCCTTTTACAAAAATGAAAAAGGCAGGAATTAAGTATATAAATAAAGAATTAAAAAAGCAAGGTAAGCCCGAAATGTCTGAGGGACAAAAGCAGACTGTAAATATGGGTATGCAAAGACTGCATCAAAATGTCACAGTAGGTTTAGCAAGATTAACTAAGGTCTTAGACGTTCTTGCAGGAGATGATTTAATAGGCTCAAAGTTCAAAGACTCTGAATTAATGAAAACACTTCAAAAAAAATTCGGAACTGTGCTTGCTGATTTTGAATTAGTTCAAGACAGTAAAGGTAAAGAAACTATTACGTACACAGGACGAGTTGCAGTTTTAGTTCAAAGAAAGGGAAAAAACTTTCCTGGATCGGAACACGGAGATTGGGCAAAAGTTTCGAAGTTTTTAGAAAAAGAATTAACAAAGTGGTTAAAGACTAAAGAGATAGCAGAGATACCCGGAAGTAAAAGTATAAAAGAAGAAGCCCTAGAGAAAGCCACTTCTATAGCTATGAAAAACTTAACTAAAGCTGCTGCTGTAAAAGCTTTAACAGGTATACCAAAAGCAAAAAGTACTCCTAAGAAAGGAGATTCTAAACGAAAAGGGGAAAAACCTGCTTCAGCAAAAAGAGCAAAAGCAGCAGTGTCAGGAATAGCCAGAGTAAAAAAAAGCGAAGTTAGTAGTATATTACGCTCTATAGCTATAATAAACAAAGAGTTACCTGATACAGTTAGAAAAAATATGCAAAGCCCTCAACTTGTAAATAGAACTGGAAGATTTGCAGAAAGTGTAAGGATTACAGGTGTAGTTCAAACGCCCAAAGGCTATCCAAGTATAGGGTATACCTATCAGAGAAACCCTTATGGAGTTTTTGAAGATGGAGGCGGATCAGCTCCTTGGGCTAATGGAGAAAGAGATCCTCGAGAATTGATTGATAAATCTATTCGAGAAATTGCCGCACAAATGGCAATCGGAAGATTCTATACTAGGAGACAGTAATGAGTAGAGCATATACAACACGACGTTTGGGTATTGTAGACGGTCTTGTTAATAAGTTGAAGGATATTGATGGTACGGGTCAATTCTTAACTAATTTAGAAGAAAACGTTTCACCGCGTTTAAAGTTTTGGGATGAGGTAGAGGAGTTTCCTGCTATTCATCTTAATGCCGGATCTGAGACAAGAGAATATCAGGCTGGAGGATATAAGGATAGATTTCTATCTATTACACTAAGATGCTACGTTCAAGCAGAAGATGCAGTTGCCGCACTTGATGAGCTACTTGAAGACGTAGAAACCGTAATAGAAGAAAATTCAAGATTAATGTATAAAGATCGCAATAATGTAGATCAATATACACAACAGATCACAGTCGTTAGTATTGATACTGATGAAGGTGTACTTGAACCTTTAGGCGTCGGAGAGATGCTCATAGAGGTTCGATATTAGAAAATACAGGCACGAACAAAAGTTCACGTCCTTGTCTTTTCAAGATAACATAGGAGAATAACTATGGCAAATAATTTATTTTTTAGCAGAGATACTAGAGTAGTTGTATCAGATGGTACGGCTTACTGGGAGATTCCAGTTTTAGACGGTTTTTCTTTCTCTCAAGCAACAAACACGTCAGAAATTAGTCTGGCAGAAATGTCTTCAAACGTGACAGGTAGCGCTGTGAGCCAAAGCCGACGAGGACGAAGAATGTTTAACGATTCTTACGCGCCAGCAGAGTGGAGTTTTTCTACGTATGCTCGCCCTCTTACGTCTTCGGCTAGTGGCGGTTCTTCAGGTTGGGACAACTCCAGTGCACAAGGTCACGCAGTAGAAGAAATTTTATGGGCAGCTCTTGTAGGTAATGGAGTATTTTCAGAAACTAACGGAACTAGTACTAATAGTTCTTGGGCAGCAGGTCAGGGTATGGCGAACAGTGGAACAGCACTAACCATAGACTTCGAAGACTCAAACGTAGCAAGCTTAAAAGAGTTAGATATTTACTTTGTTATGGGGCAAGGTACCTATGATGCCGGTACTCATACTGTTTATAAGTTAGAAGGTGCAGTTGTTAACTCTGCAGGTCTTGATTTTGATCTTGAAGGTATTACAACGATAAACTGGTCTGGTTTTGCTAAGTTAATAATCGAGCAAGAAGGAAGTGCACCAACCGTTACTATTAGTGAAGGTGCTGACAGTAGCAGTAACTTTATTCGCAATCGCTTAACAACTCTTGCAGTGACTGCCACTGCCGAAGGCTCTGTAGTGTCTGCTTATAATCTTACCCTAACGGGTGGTAGCCTTAACTTTGAAAACAACCTTACTTATATTACCCCAGAAACTTTAGGCATAATTAACAAGCCTTTTGCAGCTGTAACAGGGACTCGTAATATTGGAGGTTCTTTCACTTGCTACTTAGGAAACCATACCGCAGGAAGTGCAGACTTATTTGAAGATTTAATTGAGTCTGACAGCTTAATTACTAACGACTTTAACTTAGTATTTAATATTGGTGGATCAACTGCTCCTAATATACAAATCACTCTACCGACCTGTCACTTAGAAGTTCCGACCCATTCTATTGAAGATATTATTTCTCTGGAAACCACTTTCCATGCTTTGCCTAGTACTATTGATGGCGCTGATGAAGCATCGATCGTATATAATCCAGCGTAATAAGGTACTGAAAAAAAGTTCTTGACATATGAGGTCTTTTAGACTATACTATGTAGTAGAAAATCGAAGCAAGGGTGAATTTCCGCCCTTGCTTTGTTTCCCCAAATAAATAATAAGGATTTAAACATGATAGATACACCTATTTCTTTAGCGAGTCTAATGACTCCTAGTAAAACTGTAACAATTGACTTCCCGGGACATAGAGGAATGACGGTAGATCTTTGTTATTTAGCCCGAGAAGAGCTAGTAAAACTACGCAAAAAATGTGTCACTACAAAATTTAATAAAAAAACTCGTCAACCAGAAGAAGAGTTGGATGAGGAAAGATTCTTAGTAGAGTATTGTAAAGCAGTAATTAAAGGATGGAAAGGCTTGAAATATAAGTACCTAGAAGAGCTTCTATTGGTGGATATTTCTGCTCTTGACCCTGAAGATGAACTGATGTTTACACAAGAAAATTCAGAATTGCTTATGAGAAACGCAGGAGATTTCGATACTTGGGTTACTGAAACTGTAAGTGAACTTGAAAATTTTACTGGGAACAAGTAGAAGCAATAAAAGGTCTGCTTGAAAAATACGTAAAACAGTCAGATCAAATTGACGTAGATAAATATTTAAATATCTGCGAACAACTAGGACAAGAGCCAGACCCCGACAAAATGCCGCTCGAGACTTCAGATTTTCCTTCTGAAGTCCAAGTGGCATTTTTTATATTTAGCTTTCTTGAGGATAATTGGGAGGGAATGTCAGGAAGTTACTTAGGTAAACATTGGAACAATATAGAATACCTTTTTAAAATATACGCAGTAGAAGAACCAAGAACTATTATATATATAATGAAACTATGGGAGGGCATTTTGGTACAATATAAAGCTGAAAAATCCGAACAAAAAAGAAAAGCAGACGATCGTAAGTCTACTGGCGGTGGGAAAAATTTCACCCATAATGTGAAAGGCTAATGGCAAAAAATAAAATTGAAATTGATGTAGTAGTAGACGATAAAGGCACTATGGGCAAAGTAGGTCTTGGTGCTAAAAAAGCGGGCGAAGGTGTTGATAAGGTTGCTAAAGGATCTAGAAAGGCTGATCGTAATATAAAAGGTGTTGCACAAGCTTCTTCGGGGGCGAGTAAAAACTTTTCTAAAATGTCTCAAGGCATGGGAGGTTTAGTAGGAGTATATGCAACTTTTGCCGCTCAGATGTTTGCACTTAGTGCTGCCTTTAACTTTTTAAAAGGCGCGGCAGATTTAGAAAATCTTAAAAAATCTCAAGTATCTTTTGCTCAAACAGGAGGCTTAGCAATAAAGTCTATAACCGCCCAGCTTCAAGCTGCTTCAAAAGGTATGTTAGGCTTTCAAGAAGCCGGACAAGCCGCCGCCATGGGCGTAGCTAAAGGTTTTTCAACTTCTCAATTAACTCAACTTACAGAAGGAGCTTTAAAAGCTTCTACCGCTTTAGGGCGAGGATATCAAGATACTTTTGACAGACTTTTACGAGGTGTTTCAAAAGCAGAACCCGAATTACTAGACGAACTTGGTATTACTCTTAGGCTAGAAACAGCAACGCAATCATACGCAACAGCTATAGGTAAATCTAGAGAAGCTCTTACTTCCGCTGAAAGAAGTCAGGCAGTTTTTGTAGAAACAATGAGACAATTAAATGATACTTTTGGAGATGTAAAAGCTCAAGGAAACCCTTTTGTACAACTAGGCAAAACTTTTGAAAAAATACAACAAGATATTACCACTAAAGTACTTCCTTCGATTACTTCAATTGTAGATGTAATAAATGCAAATGCAAAAATAGCAGCAGCAGCCTTTGCAGCTTTAGCTTTAATGATTATTTTAAATATTTCAGGTCTTATACCTACTATTCAAAAAACCTTTACTAAAATGAAAGATTCTGCCAAGAAAACTGCTGGAGCAATGGCCAAACCTTTCAAACTGTTAAGTTCGGTAGCTGGAAAAGGTATAGAAATGGGGCTTCATAAAGTTATTGATCAATTTGAGGTTGCAGAAAATGCTTTAAAAGAAGCCGCTAAAGATGCAAGTACTAAAGCTTCGGCAGGCGCTAAAAATATGATCGCAGGAGGTGCAGGAAGTGCCACCCTTAATAAATTAGCTCTGGGGCAAGACGTAACTCCTCAAGCTTTAGGTAAATTAAAAAAGGATTTAAAAAGAGTACAAAAAGAACTAGAAGAAACTGGAAAAACAAGTTCAAAAGCTTTTGCAGGTACTTCGGTAAAAGCAATTAAAGAGATGAGAGAGCAGGTAAGTAAAATGAGTAAAACTTCTCTTACCTCAGCACAAAAAATTAAAAAAGCATTTGCAAAAGGAGTTGTAGGTGCAATTAACGGGGTCAGAAACTCCGTAAGCACTTTAAGAGTAGGTTTTAAAAAATTAGGAAATGCAGGGGCGGCAATGGGTAGAGGCTTTAAAAAAGCTGGCGGATTAATGAGAGGAGCTTTTGGATGGATTACTATTATTTTAGTTCTTATTAAAGCAATAGACGAACTTGCTAAAACTCCTATAACAGTGCTTGATAGTTTTAAAGCATTTTTATCGGGAACAATTAAAATGGTACAAAGAGTACTTAACTTTATACTAGGAGGGTTAAATCGACTATTAGATAATGCTGTAGTTAGAAAGATTTTTGGCACAAAAAAAGGCGACGATGTAATAGGAAAAGTTACTTTTGCAGATAATATTGATAAAAAACTTGACGATTTAGAATCAAGAGCTTTAACTGCAGTAGGTACTTCAAGAGAAGACTTACAAATGGTAGAGGATACTACTAGTTATTGGAGAGAAATGGAAGCAGCACATAATGCAGAATTAGATCGTATTAAACAGTTAAAAGGCTCCTATAAAGATTTAGGACTAGAAATGGCTAATATAGCAAAAGGTATTTCTGAGCAGTCAGATCCTGCAAAAAAAGGTATGCAAATTGCAACAGGTATAGGCAGCTTGCCTATAGCTGGTGCCATGAGAAAGATTGCAAACGAAAAAGATCCTGTGTTTAGACAAGAGCTACAAGATTCTTTGGATGAAATGCTGGCAGGAGTAGATACAAGTCAATTTGGTGAGGCTTTTCAAGAAGCTTTAAAAGATCCAAAGGCAATGGAAGAGCTTCAAAGAACAGCACTAACATATACAAGTACTATGGCCAGTGTTAAAGAGGAGATAAGAGACTTATCTAATACTTTCAATGCGTCTACTACCTTAGACGGAGCAAGATTACTAGTAGAAAAACTTCAAAGTAGTGAAAATGCGGCAAAAACAACAGCAGAGGCTTTAGGTATTACTACAGATGCTGCTACACAATTAGACGATGCTTTCGCAAAAGGAGGAGGCTTAGACGCTTTTGCAAATAAATTAAAAATAATAAAAGACGAAGCAGACGCTATAAAACTCGAAAAGTTCGGTTTAGATGCACGAAGTGCACGCGCTGGCCGACTCAGTGGAGGTTTTGCAAAACAAGAAGGATTAGATCTTGCAGCTTTAAAAGCAGCAAATACTTTAAAAGATAACGCAAATAAATTAGATACAGCAAGAGCGCTTTCTATAGCTACTATGACTCCTGTAGAAATAGCAGCAAACGACGAAAAAATAGAACAACTAGAAAGAATTGTAGCTCTCAATGCTCTACAGGTAGTACAGGCTCAAGAAAACGCAGATCAAGTTGTTCAGCTAGGAAAAGGAATAGGAAATAGTTTAGAAACTAATATGGTATCAGCCTTTGATGCTTTAGTCCAAGGAACTAAGTCCGCGAAGCAAGCTTTTGCTGATATGGCAAGATCTATATTGATGGATATAAGTAAGATGATTACAAAAATGCTTGTAATGAATCTGTTACAATCTGCTTTTGGAGGCGGCTCGGGAAGTTTTCTAGGTTTTGCAAAAGATGGAGGAGTAATGAGTAAAAAAGGAATGGCCCCTGGATATGCAACAGGAGGAATTGCTAAAGGCTCTAATTCAGGATACCCAGCAATACTTCATGGTACAGAAGCAGTCGTACCTCTCCCTAACGGAAAGTCTATCCCGGTAGAGATGAAAGCAGCAGGAAGTGTTCAAAACAATATTACGGTAAACGTGGCCTCAGATGGAAAAACTAGTACGCAAGGCAGCACAGGCATGGATGCAGATAAAATGGGTCAAGCAGTAGCAGCAGCAGTTCAAGCAGAATTGCAAAATCAAAAACGATCAGGCGGAATACTTAATCCGTATGGAGTAGCATAATGGCATTAGGATTTATTTATACAGGCAGTACATACGCAACTCCTGATAAGACAATGACAAAGGAGTCAAGCCCTAGAGTTTTAGTCTCTAAGTTTGGAGACGGGTATGAGCAACGTGTCGTAGACGGTATAAACTCTTTATCTGAGACTTACAGCCTACAGTTTAAAACAAGAGAAAAAGAGTTTATAGACGATGTTATAGTATTTCTTGACGCCCAAAAAGGTGTTACAAAATTTTCTTTTAAAATACCTGAGTCAAATAGTGGCGGAGGAGAAAAAGAGATAAAAGTAGTATGCGATAATTATAGTACTACATACGAGTACGATAATTTTTATAGTTTATCAATTAGTTTAAGAAGGGTTTATGAAGCATGACAAATTTAATAGCAACAGACACACAAGGGCAAGAAATATCGAGTGGTTTAGTAGAGCTATTTGAACTTACTACATCTGCAGGTACTTTTTACTTTCATCCAGGACTTAAAGAAGATTTAACAAATGTTCAGTTTCGTGACAATACTACACCTGTAAACCCTGTAACAGCAGGATCTTTTATAGTTGGAAATACTTATACTATAGCATCTGGTACTGGATTTACTTCAATTGGCGCAACAAATAATAGTAGTGGGACTTCCTTTATAGCGACAGGAGTCGGAAGCGGAACAGGCACAGCAAATCAAACAGATAATAGTATAAGAACCTATCAAGCAATCCCTATGCTTTTAGACGGCGTAGAAATATCGTCTTCAGGAGCAGCAAATAGGCCCACTTTAACTATTGCAAATGTAACTTCAGATTTAAAGCTAGCATTAGGAATAACCGAGTATGACGAGTTAGTAGGACATACTTTAGTACGACGACAAACCTTTGAGAACTACTTAGTAGGAGGAAGTGATCCAGATCAGTCAAATCCTCCAATAGAATTAAATAGTGTAAGATACAAAATAGATAGAGTTTCGAATCTTACAAATATTGCAGTTACTTTTGAATTAGCAGTTGTTTATGATCTAGAAGGTATTCAACTACCTCGTCGAGTAGTTGTAGGTAAATTCTGTAGTTGGATGTACCAAGGACACGACCTAAGAAGCAACGGAGGTTGCATTTGGAGCTCTCAAGGCACTCTTAACACTCTTAGTTCTTCTGATACTTCTATACCTCATACTTTATTTTTTGATGAAGATGATACTCCTTTAATTCTAACTAGTCTATTTCAATCTGTTACGTCTTTATGGTCCTCCGGACAAAACTATACTCAGTCAAGTTATGTATATAATCTTGTAGGCTCAGTAGTTAGACCCGGCAATGGTATGGTAGCGGGAAAAACCTACGTAGTAACAGCTTTAGGAAATGCATTTATGAGCGAACAAGGTGCGGCAAGTAACAATGTTGGAACCATTTTTACAGCTACATCTGCAGGTATAAATGGACGGACAGGCTCTGTAAATGAAATTAACTTATATCGTTGTGAGATAGCACACACTTCTTCAAATTCTACAGAGCCAAATCTAGACACAGGACAGTGGTTGAAGGTAAGACCTTATACTGCTTATAGTTCTTCTATAACCTATGGAGCCGGGTCACTAGTACAAGCAACTATAACGCTTTCTTCTGGAAATACTTTAAACACTGTTTGGAAATCTTTAGCCTCCGTAAACCTAGGAAATACACCTGCCTTAAACTCTGGGTATTGGGATAGAGAAGAACTTTGCGGTAAAAAATTAACTTCTTGTAAATGCAGGTTTCAAGCTAAAATGGTCAATGATGACGCGGCTTCTGTTCCTCAATCTGCAAAGGATTCAGGAGCAACAATGCCTTTCGGCGCCTACCCAGGTAGTAATAGGTTTTAAATGATACAGTTTTTAGAAGAATATAAACAACACTTTCAAGAGTGTTATCCTCGAGAAGGGTGTGGAGTTTTAGGTATAGTAAAAGGAGAGCTAACGTGGTTTCCTTGTACAAATGTAGCAAGTAATGAAGAAGATTTTATAATTGATTCAAAAGAGTTTATTTCTATATCTCAAAGAGCAGATATAGTAGCTACAGTACATAGTCATCCAGATAGTAGTTGCGAACCAAGTGAAACTGATATAAAGTATTCGAATGCAACAGGTTTAACTTACTATATATTTAGCTATCCAGAGATGGAATTACACATACAAAAACCAGAAAAACAAGAAAAAAGTTTATACGGTAGAGACTATGAGTTTGGAGTAAATGATTGTTTTGAAGCATCAAGAGATTATTATATTTCCAAAGGATTAGATATACCTAGCCGTCCTCTTTTTGAGGATGATTGGTGGCAAAAAGATTTAAATTATTTTACAGAAGAGTACATAAGTACTTGGAATTTTAAGAAAGTAGAAGGTCAAATGAAACAAGGAGATCTTTTAATTTTTACAATTAGAGCTTTGGTTGGTAATCATTGCGGAGTTTACTTAGGGGATGATATTTTTTATCATCATGCAGAAAATAGAGTATCATGCAGAGAAAATCTGTATCCTTTTTGGAAAAAACATATAACAGGAGTATATCGATATGATGCGTAATGTATATTTACAGGGAGAGCTTGGAGAAAAATTTGGAAATAAATTTTCTATGGACGTTAGTAATCCTACAGAAATTATTAAATGTATAAATGCAAATCGTCCAAACTTTAAAAATTATCTTATAGAGTGCGATAAAAATGACATAGGATTCACCATAGAGTATCAAAACGATTTAATTGGTGAAAATAATTTATTAGTCCCTCTAAAAGAGGGGGATGTTACAATTGCTATTATTCCGGCAGGATCCAAGTCAGGTATTGGAAAACTAATAGCAGCGGCGTTCTTAGCATTTGTTATACTTCCTATGATAGGTACTGCAGTTTTGGCCAGTGCTAGTAATGCTACACTAGCAACACTAGCAGGGTCGGGCAATGCTTTAACCTTTGCAGCAGCAATGTCAACTATTCCAGGACAAATGGTAGCACTACTAGCCCTAAACTTAGCTATGTCGGGTATACAGCAAATGATGGCACCAGATCCCGCAGTAGACAGTGATGCTCCCGAAAATTACTCTTTTAATGGAAATGCTCAAAATATAAAACAAGGAGATCCTGTTCCGGTGCTGTATGGAGAATTAAGAGTTCCCGGTAGACCTATAAGTATAAATGTAACTAATACTACTCCTTACTGGGCAGGGGAAATTATAGATGGCGAAGGAAATATAGACGGAGTCGAAAGTGACACCGATGGCACAGATACTAAACAGCATGAGAATAAATAGGAGAAAATAATGTCAACTACAAGTGGAACAGGAAATTCAGGAAGTGGTACGGGAATAGATATTCCTATTTCTATGAATAGCAATGATAGTCAAACTCTTATTGTTACAGATTTAATAGCAGAAGGGCCTATTTATGGATTAGTGGGAGGATCTTCTGGGGTGTTTTTAAATAACGACAGAATGGTAGAACCTTCTTCGGCTTCTCAAAGTTTATCAAGAGGTCCTGTTACTATTACTTTAACGCAAGGTTCTCCGACCGCAACAATAAATAACTCTCAAAGTACAGAGCCTGTGACATTGAACCCAGAGGCGGGAGGTACTACTAATTTAGTAATAAGAAAAGGGAACGGAACCTCAACCGTAGTACTAGATTATTATCATAAGTATAAAAACAGACTTACAACCTCTTCTAATTTTTTTACAGATGACATGATCACTACAGCTACTCGAGTAGGTGCTGTAGTAGATATAGTACCCGCAAGACTTAGACCTATTCCTAATACTTCAACAACTCCTGATGGCACTCCTTTAGAAGGTTTTTTATGGAAAAAAGAGTCTGATACGGTTGCACTATGGAGATTTGGTACTTACAACGATTATAGTACCGCAAAAACTGCCTTCAATGGTTCTTACACTTTAGAACTTGATGATATAATTAACGTACAGGCTGTAAGCGGCACGACTATTACACTAGGGGCTAATTGGACAGGTACTTCTGGAAATTATTTCTTTGATATTTTAGGTACTTTAAATATGGATTCTACTTTGGAAGAAGCAAGACATTCTCAAAGAGTAGAAGGAGCTTCTGTAAGTTTTCGAACAGGTACTTTAAGTCAGTCTCCTATGGGAGGAAGTACAGGTAGTACAGCTATTTCTACTAATATCAATCTTACCTTAGAGCAGACTGAAGACTACGGAGGGGGTAGTCAACCACCTAGAGTACTATTAGGAAGCGGAAATATTGGTTTAACAACGGCTCAAAGAGAAGAAGTAGATAAAATAAAATTCAGAATAGCTTACCCTAACGGATTTAAAGCAATAGGAGGACAGGGAGGAGACAACAGAACTTATATAAGGTATAAGATAGAAATAGCTTTAAAACAAGAAGCTTCTTCAGCTTTTGGAGATTATATTGTTGTAAGACCCGCTTTAGTTCATGCAGGAATGTATACGAACTCTAGAACTTTCGAACATACTCTTAATTTAGAAAGGTTCCGTCCTTTTGTAGATTTTAGAATTAGAATTTCTCGTTTAGATACGCACCAAGATCCTGGATATAGCGAACCAGGAGTCCTTGCAAAAAGTGACTGGACTAATATAACTGGGGGAGGGATTACTGGAACAACTGCTATATTAAACGAAAAGTTAAATCATCCTTATACTTCAATGGCCCAAACGACTTTTAACACAAAAGAGTTCTCAGATATACCACAACGTACTTACCACTTAAAAGGTAAACTAGTAAGAGTGCCTTCTAATTATGTAACAAGAGATGAAAGCGCAACGGGAGTTGCAAATTATAATAGAAATGTTACAAGTGGCGCTATAGAAAATACTTATCAAGACTGGAACGGGTCTTTTAGAGCAGAATTAATTTACACGAATAATCCTGCTTGGGTATACTTTGACATGCTTACAAATAGTAGATATGGTCTCGGAGATTTTATAGAAGATAATGAAATTGACAAATATTCTTTATATAGAATTGCAAGATATTGTGATGAGTTAGTGTCAGATGGTAAAGGTGGCTTAGAGCCTCGGTATACCTTAAACACTTATATGACTAAACAGGCAGACTCTTATAAAGTATTAAAAGACCTAGCTACAAACTTTTTAGGATTGCTATACTTTTTAGACGGTAAAATTTTTCCAACTATTGACGGTCCCTCCTCTCCTGTATATAACTTTACAAAAGCAAATGTTATTGATGGAAGTTTTACTTATGAGACTACAGGTTCAAAAACTAGAATTAACCAAGTAATAGTAAGTTGGAATAATGCAGATAATAACTATGCTTCTCAACCTTTAATAGTAGAAGATAAAAGAGATATTGCAAAAACTCAAAGAATAATTACACAAGAAGCGGTAGCTTATGGGTGTACTTCAGAAGGACAAGCTACACGATATGGTAAATGGAAATTATGGACTGCAGCAAATCAAAGAGAGATAGTAAGTTTTTCTACAGGTATTAATGGAAGTTATATAACTCCAGGAGATATAATAAATGTACAAGACTCTGATAGAAACGCAACAAGATATGGAGGTAGAATAAGCAATACTGGTTCTATTTCAACCACAACTGTTCCTTTAGATTCAAGTGTTAGTCTTATTTCTGGCTCAACCTATGACTTAAGTGTGGTATTTATACAGCCTTCTGCATTTGCATTAGAAGATATGACAGTAAATGGTGTTAATTATACTGCAGGTAGTTTAATTACTCAGGCTTTTATTGACTCTAATAATAATGGTACATACACCCTACAAAATATAGACAGCGAAGAAGATGCAGTAAATGCAAAAGGTAGTGCAAGTGCAACAACTGCTTTAAGTTTAGAGTGGAAAGATAGCCTAAGGACTGAAACTCGACCAGTTCAAACATCTTCTGGAGTTACATCTTCTTTAAGCGTCTCTCCTCAATTTAGTAATACACCAAGTGCTGAGCACATGTGGGTACTTACTGAAATTAAAGATGGCTTAAAAGTATCAGGCTCTGCAAAAGAATATAGAGTTTTAGGAGTTGCTCAAAGTACTAAAAACGAATATAGTATTACAGCTGTAGAACATTATGATTCTAAATATACTTCTATAGAGAAAGATTTTACAACATATGTTCCGGAATCTTTGGCACCTATTGTTGTTTCTACAGATATTGTGCCTCCAGTTACAGAACTATCAGCAAGAATAGGCTTACGAGAGGAAGGTTCAATCGGAGACAGCATCACAGTAAGTTGGACGGCTCCTGTAGGGGTTACTTATACTGTTCCTAAAGAAGGGGGAGGAACAACTTCAGAAGCAGTAACTTCAGAATACGAACATTTACATGGATACTTTATAGAGCATAATTTTCCTAACTATGACAACCCTTTTCGTGTGGATAAAAACTCTACTTTAGTTACTTTTAAGGACATACCGAAAGGTACTTATAATCTATCTGTAAGAGTTTTAAATATTTTAGAGAATAAGTCAGTACCTAAATCTATCAATGTAAGTTCTACTGATCGATTTGCAGATAATCTTAATCGTATGCCTTTAGGCTTACCTTACGGAGGTTTGTGTAGTACTGTAACTACTATAAGTGCAGCGGGCCTATTCAGTTTTGATGATAATGTTTACGGTTTTAAGCCTTTACAACTAAATAGTGCACGACTAGGAAATACAAGTACTAATACCAATACTTATCAATTAAATGTTAGTGGGATTCCTACTATAACATGGACGGGGCAGTCTGAGTCTGGTGAGTTTGTGCATGAACATCATTATATGATTATGCGACCAGATGTTAGCTCAAATATGTTGAAGCTTTTGAAATATAATAAAAGTCCTTCTCATGGCGTTCCTTATTGGTTTGATGCAGGAAATGGTAGTGAAACAACGGGCTTAACAAGTATAACAGGTAGTTTGTTAGGATCTTACGAAGCAGTAGTTACAGGTTCAGGAACAGCATTTACTACAGAATTAGAAGTAGGGGCTGTTTTAGTTGTCGGGTCAGATGCGGCTAGAGTCTCTAGTATTAAAAGTGATACTATACTATACTTAGACAGAGCAATGACTATTCCTAATAGCTCTAGTGCTTCTACAAATAATTATCATTTTGATTATACGAATGATACTATTATCTCTAGAGTGTATAAAGAAACTAACGCAGGTTTCCAGCTAGTTTCTTTCTTATCTTTAGACACAACACTGTCTCCTCAACTTGGTATAACAAGATTCTTATATGCTCTTGTTACAAACAATGGAAGTGCGCCTGCATATAATGGAAGTGCCGGTACTTTTGCCAATCCCGCCGCTGGAGCAGCTACAGGATGGCAACTTAGTGTACCTACAACGACTAGTAATGGAGACTTAATCTATGCTATAAATAGAGTATTGACTAGTGATGGAAAAACTCCTCAAGATACCTCATGGTCTTCTCCTTTTGTTTATGCAAGCAGACAAGACGGCGAAAGAGGTCCGGGCAGATGGCATATACAAGTATCTTCTTTGCCTACAACTTCCAGCGCGGCAAATACATCTTGGGGCACAGGTTCAGGAAATCAACCTTCTACAGCAGTTGTTGATGATCAGGCATGGTTTTTCACAGGCACTTTAGCAAATCCATCTTCTCAAACTGTTTGGGTTTATCAAGGCTCTGGTGCTTGGAATAAACAAGAGGAAGTAATTGATGGTGACTTAATTGTAAACGGTACTATTACTGCTGATCATATTTCGGCTACTTCTGCCAAGTTTAAAGAACTCGTAGTAGACGTAGGTACTTTTAATACTATTGATACTAATACTTTGGATGCTAACTCGGTAATTGCTCGAGAAATACAAGTATTTCCTGTAGGAGGCACAGCACCTACTATCAGTGGGACTACTTTAACAGGAGCGGGCATAGATCTCAAACAAGATGGAGATCTATATATAGGAGATGTTTCTTCGAATAAGTATTTATTCTGGGACCAATCAGCTGGTACTATGACTCTTCGAGGAACTCTTGATGCCTCGGATATTACAGCAGGCAGTATAAGTGCAGACAGAATTGCTGCAGGTGCAATTACTACTGATAAAATTACAGTTAATGGAGGCTTATCAGCATTAACCGCAAATCTTGGCGCCGTAACTGCGGGTACTATTAAAGGTGGAAGTATGCCGGATGCAGACGCTGCTCCAGTAAGCTCAGAAGCGGGTGCCTTCATGGATCTTACAAATGGTAAGGTTGTGTTTGGTAATGCAAGCAAGCATATACTTTTTGATGGTACAAACTTAATTCTTTCTGGTGTTACTATTGATGCAAATTCTATCGTAAACTCAACAGCGGGAGTAATTGTAAAAGAAGATGGAACTTCCGAAGCCACAACAGCAACTACACTTAACTTTACCACAGGTTTAAATGTTGCAGTAACAGGAAGTGCTCCTACTCAAACAGCTACTATTAGCTTAGATTCGGGATACGCAACGCAATCTTATGTTAACACTGCTATAGATAATTTAGTTGATAACGCTCCTGCAGCATTGAATACTTTAAATGAAATTGCAGAAGCTATAGCAGATAACGATGATTTTTCTGGAGCAATGACAACTTCTTTGGCAGGTAAACTCTCACTTACTGGAGGAGCTTTAACAGGCGCGGTAACAACTAATTCTACTTTTGATGGCAGAAACGTATCAGTAGATGGTGGAAAACTTGACGGTATAGCTGCGAGTGCTAATAACTACTCTCATCCTAACCACACGGGAGATGTTACTTCCAGTGGTGATGGTGCTCAAACTATAGCAAATAATGCTGTAACTTTTGCAAAGATGCAAGATATCGCTACAGATACCTTTATGGGCAGAACTGCTTCTGGTAGTGGAGACGCTAAAGCACTTTCTGTTACTGAAGCAAGAACAATGTTAAATGTAGAAAATGGAGCTACTGTAGGAGCAACAACTACTCAGGCAAATGCTATAACTGCTAATACTGCTAAGGTAGGAATTACTTCTACTCAGGCAAATGCTATAACTGCTAATACTGCTAAGGTAGGAATTACTTCTACTCAGGCAAGTAACATTACTACAAACAATGCTAAGGTAGGAATTACTTCTACTCAGGCAAGTAACATTACTACAAACAATGCTAAGGTAGGTATCAGCACTAGTAATGTTACAAATGCTACTGTAAGTGGGAATACTTTGACCCTTACTAAGTATAATACAGGCAACGTAACTTTTACAGATAATAATACCCAATATACAGCAGGAGATGGTTTAAACTTAAGCTCGGAAGAGTTTACTGTAAACAGCACTGTTGTGCGCACCTCAGGAAATCAAACAATAGGAGGAGTAAAAACCTTTAGTGGAAATGCTACTTTTAATGGTACTTTACAAACTGCTGATAATAAAATACTTATAAATAGTGACTTAACAGGAACTCCTGCATCTAGTGTAACAGCAGGTATAGAAATAGAAAGAGGAAATCAGTCTAATAAAAGCTTTGTATACGCAGAAAATGGAGTAGGCCCAAGCAACAATTTAGCAGGATGGACTGTTGGAAGTGAGTCAGTAGAAGCCGGAACTTTTTATGGTACTTTTGTAGGAGATATTACAGGAACTCCTTCTTCCTTAGCTGGCTTGACTACTGATAATTTAGGAGAGGGCACCAGTAATTTATACTTTACTAATGCTCGAGCACTGGCGGCAATAACGGCAGGAAATGGTATCTCAAAAACTGGAAGTACCTTAGACTTAGATTTATCAGAACTTACAAATATGACAGCTACTATGTCTGGTACAGATGAATTTATTGTAATGGATAATTCGGCAGAGAGAAAAAAAGCAGCGAATACAA